ATGACGGGGGAGCGGGAAAAGGCACGGGCGCGTTTTGGCGGCCGGGCGGGAGACAAGGCGGAAACGCTGGCCGTGCAGCGCGGCCAGCGGGGCGCGGCGGGAAGCGGGGCGCAATTGCGGGCAGTGCGCAAGGACGGGTGGACGCCCGCGCGACGCAAGACGTTCCTGGAGACGCTGGCGGCGACCTCCAATGTCAGCGAGGCGGCGCGAGCGGCGGGGAGGAACCTGTCGAGCGCCTATTATCTGCGGCGGCGCGATCCGGGCTTCGCGCGGGAATGGGCGCAGGCGCTGAACGTCGGTTACGCGGAACTGGAGACGCTGCTGCTGCGGCAATCCCTGTTCGGCGTGGAGGATGAGGAACTGACGCTGGATAGCGAGGGGGCGCTCAAGAGCCGGAAGGTGAAGCGCGGGCATCCCCATGTGGTGGCGGTCCGATTGCTGCTCGCCCATCAGGCGGCGGTCGAGAAGGTGCGCGCCGAGGAAATGCGCGACGGCCCGCAGGCCGAGGACGCCGTCGCCAAGATGCGCGCGCTGCTGGAGGATGTGCGGCGCAGGCGGGAATCGGCGGGCGAGTGAAGCGATCGGGAGAGGGGGCGGGCTATGGGGATGTCGGACATGGAATGGCTCGCCGGGCAGGACCAGGCCGTGCGGGAAAAGCTGCTGGCGCATCTGGATGAGGCGGCGGCGGAGCGGCTGGCCGCCGAGTGGCGCTGGACCGCGCGGGCCGGGCAGGTCGCGCCGGAGGGGGACTGGCGGCTGTGGCTGATGATGGCGGGGCGCGGCTTTGGCAAGACGCGGGCCGGGGCGGAATGGGTGCGGGAGATCGCGGAGAATGATCCGGGCGCGCGGATCGCGCTGGTGGGAGCGACGCTGGGTGAGGCGCGCAGCGTGATGGTGGAGGGGCCTTCGGGGCTGCTGTCGATCGCGCCTTGGTGGTGCCGGCCTGCCTATGCGCCTGCCTTGCGCAAGCTGATGTGGCCCAATGGGGCGATCGCCACGCTGTTCGGCGCCGCGGACCCGGAGGCACTGCGCGGGCCGCAGTTCAGCCATGGCTGGGCGGACGAGATCGGCAAATGGCCCCGTGGCGAGGCGGTTTGGGATAACCTCATGCTGGGGATGCGGCTGGGCAGATGGCCGCGCGTGCTGGCGACGACGACGCCCCGGCCAGTGCCGCTGGTGCGGCGGCTGGTGGCGCGCGAAGGATTGGACGCGGTGGTGACGCGGGGGCGGACGGCGGACAATGCGGCGCATCTGGCGAATGGGTTCCTCGCCGCGATGGTGGAAGGCTATGGCGGCACGCGGCTGGGGCGGCAGGAACTGGACGGGGAGCTGATCGAGGAGGTGGAGGGCGCGTTGTGGACCCGCGACCTGCTGGAGCGGTGCCGGGCGCGGCATGTGCCCGGTGCGCTGGCGCGGGTCGTGGTGGCGGTCGATCCGCCTGCTTCGGCGCATGGGGATGCCTGCGGGATCGTGGTGGCGGGCATGGACGCGGACGGGCGCGGCTATGTGCTGGCCGATGCGAGCGTGGAGAAGATGCGGCCTGAAGGCTGGGCGCGGGCCGTCGCGGGCGCGGCGGCGGCGCATGGCGCGGACCGGGTGGTGGCGGAGGCCAATAATGGCGGCGCGATGGTCGAAAGCGTGCTGCGCGCGGCGGAGGCCGGGCTGCCGGTGAAGCTGGTCCATGCGAGCCGGGGGAAGGCGGCGCGGGCGGAACCTGTCGCGGCGCTCTATGAAGCGGGGCGGGTGGCGCATCGCGGGGCTTTCCCGGATCTGGAGGACCAGATGTGCGGCCTGATCGCAGGCGGCGGCTATGAGGGGCCGGGACGCTCGCCCGACCGGGCCGATGCGCTGGTCTGGGCGCTGACCGAACTGATGCTGGGGCGGCGCGGCGAGGCGCGGATCAGGGCGGTGGGTTGAGGAACCCTTCGTCCGGGCGGTTCGTTTTGCAGGCGTATCGTGAATATATGGAGTAGGTGTGATGACTATCGGCAAGGGGCTGGCGGCCTTGGCTGGCGTGGCGCTGATGGCGTCGCCGGTCTTTGCGGCGTCGCTCAACAGCAAGGAACGGGCGCGGGTGGAACGCGCGCACCCGTCCGACCGCGACGATGTGCGCTATTGCCTGTTGCAGGCCAAGAAGGGCCGGGACAAGGGCACCGTCATCGGCGCGGCGGGCGGCGCGGGCGTGGGCGCGATCGCGGGCGGCGACCTGGGCGAATCCCTGCTGGCGGGCGCGGCGGGCGCGATCGCCGGGCGGGTGATCGGGAAGAGCGAGGGCACCAATTCGGAATGCGACCGGGTGTTGGAGCGTAATCCTTGAGGGCGCGGATTTGAGGCGCTGCGGTCGCTGACCCCTCTCCCCTATGGGTGAGGGATGAGTTTCATGAGCTGCCTGTCTTTGGCGGGCGGGAAGTCATGCGGTTTTCATCATCCTCGTTCCCGGTGCGGGAGCGGGGATTTTTGCGGGGTTTGGGCATGAAATGGTTCGGGACGAAAGCGGCGCGCGATTGCGCGCGGCCAGCGCTGGCACGCGCCTGGGGGACGGGCGCGGTGGCTTTGGGGGAATGGCCGGCTTCCTATGAGGCGCAGGTGCGGGCCGGCGTGATCGGCAATCCCGTGGCGCAGCGGGCGATGCGGCTGGTGTGCGAAACGACGGGCGGCGCCGTGCTGAAAGCGGGCGGCGGCGAGTCAGGCGCGGATGCGGGCGCGCGGGCGATGGCGCTCATCAACCGCTGTTCGGCGGGGCAGGGGTTGATCGAGACGCTGGCCTGCCATCTGCTGCTGCACGGCAATGGCTATGTGCAGATATTGGCGGGGGCGGACGGGACGCCGACCGAGCTTTACGCGCTGCGCCCGGAGCGAGTGAGCGTGGAGGCGGATGCGCGGGGCTGGCCCGCCGCTTATCTCTATCGCGTGGGGGACAGCGTGACGCGCCTGACGCCGGAGGATGGCGCAGGGCGCACGAGCATCATCCACCTCAAGGCGCTGCATCCGCTGGACGATCATTATGGGCTGGGCTGCGTGGGCGCGGCGGCGGGCGCGGTGGCGATCCACAATGCCGCGACGGTATGGAACAAGGCACTGCTCGACAATGCGGCGCGGCCGAGCGGGGCGATGGTCTATGATCCGGGCGACGGATCGGTCATGTCGCCCGAACAGTTCGAACGGGTCAGGCAGGAGATGGAGGCGGCTTTTTCGGGCGCGGCCAATGCGGGGCGGCCGATGCTGCTGGAGGGCGGCCTCAACTGGAAGGCGCTCAGCCTGTCGCCCGCCGAGATGGATTTCGTGGGGCTGAAGGCGGCGGCGGCGCGGGAGATCGCGCTGGCCTTTGGCGTGCCGCCGATGCTGTTGGGGCTGCCGGGCGACAACAGCTATGCCAATTACCGGGAGGCGAACCGGGCGCTGTGGCGGCAGACGATATTGCCGCTGCTGAGCAAGCTGTGCGCGGGGCTTTCGCAGGGCCTGTGCCATTGGTGGCCGGGAGTGCGGGTGGAGGCCGATCTGGATGCGGTGTCTGTTCTGGCGGAGGAACGGGCGGCGCTGTGGGAGCGGGTGTCGGCGGCTGATTTCCTGACGGCGGAAGAGAAGAAGGCGATGCTGGCCCTGGCTTAAGGCGTGTGGGCAATGGAATCGAGGCGGCAGAAATGGCCGTCCCAATTCCAGCGCCCGCCCTGCATCAGGCAATCGCCCACGGTGAAAAGGTCCGCCCACCAGGCGATGGCGCCAAGGGCGAGGAGGACAAGGACGATCAGCCATTTGCGGTGCATGCGTTTCATGGTGCGGGACATAGAGCATCGCGCGAAAAAGTGGGAACCGGTTTTTCGTGAAGCGATGCGGCGGGAAAAGGGCGGCGGGGAGCGATGGGCGATGAAATATGATGGCGAGATGCTGGCGCGGCTGGTCGCGCAGGCGGAGGCTCAGCCCGTGGGCGCGGACATGGTGATGATCCGCGCCCTGATCGAGGAGGCAAGCGAACTGGGCGCGGGGAGGGCCTTGGAACGGCTGGGGCTGTCGGATCGGCGAGCCGAAGGCGATGTGCGCGAACTGCGCGAACTGCTCTGCGCATGGCGCGACGCGAAGAAGGCGGCGCGGGGTGCTGTCGTCGGCTGGGCGGTGCGGATCGCCATGGCTCTGCTGCTGCTGGGGCTGGCGGTGAAGACGGGCCTTTTGGGGATGATGCGCGGATGAGCGGGGCGCAGGGCGATATGCGCTTTGCCGGTTATGCGGCGGTGTTCGACCGGGTGGACCGGGGCGGGGACGTGGTGCGGGCGGGGGCCTTTGGTGGAGCGCGGGCGGCGGGGGTGCCGCTGCTGTGGCAGCATGGGCCGGGCGATGTGATCGGGACGGTCGAGCGGCTGGAGGAGGATGCGCGGGGGCTGCGCGTGATCGGGCGCGTGTCGGGGCGGACGGCGGCGGGGCGCGCTGCGACGCGGATGCTGCGGGAGAAGGCGGTGGACGGGCTTTCCTTTGGATACCGGGTGCGGGAAGCGCGGGGCGTGGGGCCGCGTGAGTTGCTGGGACTGGATCTGGTGGAGGTGAGCATCGTGACGCATCCGATGCAGCCTTTGGCGCGGGTGATCGCGGTGGAGGGTTAGCGCGAAACCCCCTCATCCAACTTCGCCTGACCGGCTGAGCCGGTAAGGCTTCCTATCCTTCTCTCCGATGAGGAGAAGGTTGCGGGCGGTCCTTTGGGGCCGCCTTTTTTCGTTTTGTGGCGAGGAGAAGTTTATGACGGATATGTTGGAGAACAGCTTTGACGCGGTGCTTCAGGGGGAAAGGATCGCGGTTCTGGAAGGCGATCTCGCCGCGCTGAAAGGCCGGGTGGACGGCGCCTTCCTTTCCGGGCAGCGCCCGGCGCTCGATGGCGTGAAGGGCGGCGCGGTCGATCCGGCGCGGGCGGCTTTTGTGGATCGTTATTTGCGACAGGGCCTTGAGGCGGGCGTGGAACTGAAGAGCTTTTCCGGGGCCAGCGGGGCCTCGGGCGGCTATGCGGTGCCGCGTGAGATTGATCAGGTGATCGACAGCACGTTGAAGGCCATTTCGCCGATCCGTTCCATCGCCAACGTGGTGCGGACGGGCAGCGCGGGCTATCGCAAGCTGGTGAGCGCGGGCGGCATCGTGTCGGGCTGGGCCAGCGAGACGGGCGCGAGGGCTGAAACGGGGACGCCGAGCTTCAACGAGGTCGCGCCGCCTTCGGGTGAGTTGTACGCCAATCCGGCGGCGTCCCAGGCGATGCTGGACGATGCGCAGTTCGATGTCGAGGGCTGGCTGGCGGGGGAGATTTCCCGCGAGTTCGCCGCGGCCGAGGGCGCAGCCTTCGTCAACGGCAATGGCGCGGACAAGCCCAAGGGGTTCCTGACCTATACCGCCACCGATGAGGCGGACGGGGCGCGCGCTTTCGGGTCGCTGCAATATGTGGCGTCGGGCGCGGCGGGGGCTTTTGCGGCCAATCCGCAGGACAGGCTGATCGACCTGGTGCAGAGCCTGCGCGCGCCTTATCGTCAGGGAGCGTCGTTCGTGATGAATTCGGCGACTTTGGCCGTCATTCGGAAGATGAAGACGAGCGACGGGGCGTTCCTGTGGCAGCCTTCGCTGAGCGCGGGGCAGCCGGCGAGCCTGCTCGGTTATCCGGTGGTGGAGGCCGAGGATATGCCGGACATCGGCGCGGACAGCCTGTCCATCGCCTTCGGCAATTTCCATGCGGGCTATGTGATCGCCGAGCGCAGCGAGACGAGCATCCTGCGCGATCCGTTCAGCAACAAGCCCTTCGTCCACTTCTACGCCGTCAAGCGCATCGGCGGCGCGGTGGCGAACAGCGAGGCGATCAAGCTCATGAAGTTCGCCGCTTCCTGATGCGGGGGTGACGGCGGGTTAACCTTGGGGGGCGTTCGCGTCCCCCTTTTTTGTTTTTGCGGGGAGACGGGCGTGGCGATCACGGATTGGGAAATGGCCGATCTGGTGCGGGAGGTCTGTTACGATGTCGGGACGGGGCCGCTGGCGCTGGGCGGTGCGATGGCGGGCTATCGCGCCTTTGCCGACGCGGTCGGGGCGGGCGCGCGCTTTCCCTATGTGATCGTGGGCGTGACGGATGCGGGCCAGTGGGAAGCGGGCAGCGGGATGCTGGATGAAGCGGGGCGGCTGGTGCGGACGGTCGATGCTTCGTCGGCGGCGGGCGCGGCGGTGGACTTTGCGGCAGGGGAGAAGCGGGTCGCGCTGGCGCTGCATTCGGCCTGGGCGCGGGCGGTGGAAGAGCATGACCATGCGCCGCCGGATTTGAGCGGGATCGAGGCGGCGCTGGCGGGCAAGCAGGATGCGAGCGCGATGCTGGAGGCGCTGGCGGGCGTCGAGGCGGGGCCGGATCGGCTGCTTTGCTTCACGGGCGCGCAGAGCGTGGCGGCGGCGCCGTGCACGGGCTTTGCACGGACGCTGCTGGACGATGCCGATGCAGCGGCGGCGCGGGTGACGCTGGGCTTGCAGGATCAGAATGGCGACATGCTGCCGGATGAAGATGACGCGCGGGCGCTGGGCAGCGCTTCGCGGCGCTGGTCGGCGGTCCATGCGGCCGCCATCGTCAGCGGCAACGCGCAGATCGGCGGGGGAACGATCAGCGGCATCAGCGACCTTGCCATTGCCGATGGCGGGACGGGGGCGTCCACCGCCGCGCAGGCGCGGACCAATCTGGGGCTGGGCAGCATGGCGACGCAGGATGCGGGCGCGGTGGCGATCAGCGGCGGCAATGCGGTGTTCGGCAATCTTGGCGTGGTGATCGCGAACGATCCCACCATCGACCGCTTTTCCAACGTGACGGGCAGCGGCGCGGGATTCCTTCTGCGCCGGGCGCGAGGGACGAAGGAAACGCCCGCGGCGGTCGTCGACGGGGATATATTGGGCGGGCTGTATATCGCCGGTTTCCAGTCCGTCACCAACAACCACAGCCCCAATGTCGCGGCCATCTATGCCTATGCGACGGAGGATTATTCCAGCGCCGGCTATGGCGCGGAGATCGCGCTGGCGACCACCAGCAAGGGCGCGACCGGCCGGATCGTCAGGTTGCGGGTGGGGGAGGCGGGTTTCCAGCCCGCGACCAACAATGCCTATACGCTGGGGGCGGCGGCCAGCCGCTGGTCGGTGGTCTATGCGGGGACCGGGACGATCAACACGTCCGACGCGCGGGAGAAGCAGGATGTGGAGGATGTCCCCGCCGCTTTGCTGGACGCCTGGGGCGATGTGGCGTGGAAGCGGTTCCGCTTTGCCGATGCGGTCGCGCTGAAGGGAGAAGGCGCCCGCTGGCATGTCGGGTTGGTCGCGCAGCAGGTGCGCGATGCGATCGACGCGCGGCTGGGCGAAGGCGAGGCCGTGCGGCTGGGGCTGGTGTGCTTCGATAGCTGGGGCGCGGAGGCGGAGGAACGAGACGAGGACGGCCATGTCGTCCGACCTGGACGCGACGCGGGGGACCGATGGGGGCTGCGCTATGAGGAATGCCTGGCGCTGGAAGCGGCGTGGCAGCGCAGGCGGATTGCGGGAATCGAGGCGGCGCTCGCTCAGTTGGGCGGAGGTTCCGGTCATGGAGGGTGAGGCGCTGGGCGCGCTGCCCCTTGGCGATCCGGGCGAGGCGCGCGCGCCCCTGGCCTGGACGGGAAGCTGGCTGGAAGGCGCGCGGCCGGGGCAGAGGCGGCGCATGGAAGGCAGGGCTGGCCCCGCAAGGCCCGAAGCGACGGGAGGAAGCAGGATAAGATGAACCTCTATCTGAAAGATCCGCAGGCGCGGATCGACCATGAAATCGACTGGTCGGCCTATCTGGCCGGGCAGCATGTGACCGCCAGCGCATGGCATGTCAGTCCCGGCGAGGCGGGCGGCATCGTGGTGGAAGCCGATGCCTTTGAAGACCTGCGGACGAGCGTGCGGCTGAGCGGGGGAGCCGTGGGGCTGCTCTATTGTGTGACCAATCGCGTCACCTTGTCCGACGGACAGGTGGACGAGCGGTCGGTCCAGATCCGGGTGGAGGAGCGATGATGGCGGCGCAAGGGGAAGCGGGCGCGCTGGCGGCATCGCTGGCGGAACTCAAGGCCTATCTGAGGATCGCGACGGGGGATGAGGACGCGGTGCTGGCGGGGCTGCTGCGGAGCGCGGCGGCGCTGTGCGAAGGGTTTGTCGGGCAATGGCTGATCGTGCGGGAAGCGCGCGAGACGGTTGCGGGCGATGGGAGCTGGCAACGCCTGTCGGCGCGGCCGGTGGCGGCGATCCTGGACGTGCGCGCGGTGGATGCGGCGGGCGCGGAGGAAGCATTGCCGCCCGAACATTATGCCATCGACATCGACGCGTCGGGCGAAGGCTGGGCGCGGCTGAGGGGCGTGGGTGACGGGCGGCGGCTGGCGGTGCGTTACCGGGCGGGCATGGCGGAGGATATGAACGGCCTGCCCGAAGCGATCCGGCAGGGGATCGTGCGGCTGGCGGCGGAGCATCATGGAGCGCGGAGCGGAGAGGCGGCGACGCCGCCCGCGGTCGTGAGCGCGCTGTGGCGGCCATGGCGACGGATGCGGCTGGCATGAGGGACGGCTGGCGCAGGCGCATGGCTGCTTTGGCGGAGGCGCGGGCGGCGAAGGTGCGGGCGGCGGTGGCTGAGGCCATGGGCGCGGCGGGCGCGGCGTCGGCGCGGGTGGATGGCGAGAGCGTCCGGGCGTCGGGACGCGGGTTGCTGGCGCGCTGGATGGACGATCTGGCGCTGCGGGAAGCGGGAAGGGGCAGGGCATGAGCGCGGAAATAGCGGTGCGGGCCGCCGTGATCGCGGCATTGAAGCGGGACGTGGCGTTGATGGACGGGTTGAACGGCCTGTTCGACGGCGCGCCGGACCGGGCGACGGCTCCCTATGCCGTCGTCGAGGAATGCCTGGGCGCGGAATGGGGCGCGAAGGATGTGGACGGACGCGAATTGCGGCTGTCGATCAGCCTGCATGACATGGGCGAGACGCCCGCCCGCATCGCGCCGTTGCTGGCGCGCGTGGATACCGGGGTGAAGGGGATGACAGGGACGGGCGGCGGCTGGCGGGTCGTGTCGGCGCAATCGCTGCGTTCGCGCGTGGCCCGGCAGGCGGGGCGGGAGCGGGGCTGGCGCGCGGTCGCTGACTATCGGTTGCGCGTGGTGCGGGAGGAGTGAGGCGCGCGCGCCATCGTTCCGCGACGCAGATCAGGCCGGGCTGAGATAATCCTCATATTCAGCGGTGATCTTGTCCACATATTCGGACACCTGATCGTTGGCGTCGGACTGGGCTTCCTGCTCGGACATGCCGCTGGACTTGTCGTCCGCCACGATGGCGGCGCGGAAGGCGGCTTCCTTGTCGGAGCATTTCTGCTTCAGCGTGGACTGAAACTGGCCAAGCGACAGCTTCTTGTCGAGCGAAGGCTGAATCTGGGCCGCAAGACATTGGGAATAGGCCTTGCGCCCGGTGCCCACAGGGTCCGCCGGCTGCGCGGCTGCGAGCATCATCACCAGAGGAACTGCAACAAACATCGGACCTCTCCATAACCTGATTCCGGCACGGATTAACCAAAGGGAGAATGCGCCATGGGCGTCGAAAAAGGAAGCGCGTTTCTGTTGAAAGTGGGGGATGGCGGCACCCCGGCAGCCTATGCGACCGTAGCGGGAATGCGCACTACGCAATTGTCCGTAAATGGCGAGGCGGTGAACGTCACCAGCAAGGATTCAGGCGGTTGGCGCGAACTGCTTTCGGGCGCGGGCGTACGGTCGGTCAGCGTGTCGGCGGCGGGCATCTTCACCGGGTCGGCGGCGGAGGTGCGCATCCGCAACCATGCGTTGTCGGGAACCATCGAGGATTATGAACTGAGCTTTGAAAGCGGGGAGCGGATGCAGGGACGGTTCCTGGTCACGCGGCTCGACTATGCGGGCGATTATAATGGCGAGCGCAATTATGCGCTGAGCCTGGAAAGCTCCGGCCCGGTGGTATCGCAATGAGCGCGGCGGCGAACGAGGCGCGGGGCGAGGCCGCGCTGGACCTGGGTGGAGAGGTGCTGACGCTGCGGCCGAGCTTTGCCGCGCTGGTGGCGGCGGAGGAGGAACTGGGGCCGCTGTTCGCACTGGTGGAGCGGGCGGCGGACGGGAAGCTGTCGCTGGGCGATCTGGCGGCGCTGTTCTGGCACTGCCTGACGGATCGGCGCGGCGGGTTGACGCGCGAGGCGCTGGGCGAGGCGATATTGGGGCTGGGGCTGGCGAAGGTGACGCCGGTGCTGCGGACTCTGTTGCAGCAGATATTGGCGGGCAAATGAGCGCCGGGACGCGGTTCGCCGGGCGGGCCGCGTCGCTGGCGGGGATCGCGGGCTGGCTGCTGGGGTGGCGGCCGGACGAGTTCTGGCGGGCGACCCCCGCCGAACTGGCGGCGGTGCTGAAGGCGGCGCGGGGCGAGGATGGGCCGGAGGCGGGCGTGGACGGGCGCGAGCTGGAACGGCTGGTCGCGATGATGCCGGATCGTTGAGGGGGCAGGGGGAAATCTCGATGGAAGAGGAAGTCGATACGCTGGTCGTGCGCGTGCGCGCCGACACGCAGGGACTGGCGCGCGATGTGGAAGCGATGCGCGCCGGGATGGAAGGGCCGCTCGCCGCAGGGGCTGAGCGGGCGGGGCGGCGGATCGAGCAGGGGCTGCTGAGGGCCGCGCGGACGGGGAAGTTCGGGTTCGAGGATCTGCGGCGCATGGCGCTGTCGGTGCTGGACGAGATCGCGGGCAGCGCGTTGCGCTCGGCGATGGGGTCGATCGGTGGAGGCGGGGGCGGTGGGCTGCTCGGCGCCGGGGTTTCGCTGGTCGGGTCGGCGCTGGGCTTGCCGGGGCGGGCCACGGGCGGGCCGGTGGCTCCGGGGCGGGCCTATGTGGTGGGCGAGCGGGGGCCGGAGGTCTTCGTGCCGACTGCGAGCGGGCAGGTCGTGGCCAACGGCGGCGGCGCGCGCGATGTGCGGGTGAGCATCGCGGTGCAGGGACGGGGTGACGGGCAGGACGGACCCCGGCTGCTGGCGAGGAGCGCGCGGCAGGTGGCGCGGGCGGTCAAGGGGGCGCTGAACGGATGAGCGGGATCGGATACTGGCTGGCGAAAGAGCGGGGCGGGCAGGAAACGCGCTTCATCAAGCGGTTCGCGCCGACGCACTGGACGGTGAACTTTCCGCGCCCCGCAATGGCGAGCGTGGTGACGATCGCGCCCGACACTTTGCGGGTGGATGCGGTTTTCTATGGATCGGGTGATCTGGCGGGGCTGATCTGGGAGGCGGAGGATCGGTGGAGCCATCCTTTGCTCGCCTATGAAACGGCGCGGGATTTTCGCGATTGCGTGCTGCGATTCCGGTGGCGGAGCAGTGGCCTGCGGCGGCTGGACGAGACGCATGGGCCGACGCTGACCATCGAAGGGCGCGATGCGGCAGGGCAGGCGCGGTCATGGTATGTCCGGTTATGGAACCATGCCCATGGCGGGCCGGAAGATTCTGAGATCACTCTGGATTTTTCCAATCTGCAAGGCGGGTTCCTGCTACCGGAGGAAGCCGATCCGGTCTGGGCGGGCGATGTGGACCGCATGTTCGTTTCGCTGGCTCCGCCCGATTATGACGAGGGCGACACCGTCTTTGCGGCGGCGGCGGAGGGATGGGCGGAACTCAGCGACATGCGTTGCGATGGAGCCGGGTCGGTGCTGGCGGTGGGCGATGTGGTGCTGCCCGAACATGGGCTGTCGATGGCGACGGGCTATGACGACTGCCTGAACCAGACGCCGGAGCGGATCGTCGCGGCGATCCATGCGCTCGGCTATCGGGGGGACGTCAATCATTATGTGGGCATGAGCCATTATTTCCGGCTGTTGCCGGATGCGGGAAGGCATGTCGTCACGCTGGAGGGCGGGGCGTTGAATGCGCCTTGCGCTGCGTGGCATGGCGATTTCGCGCTGCGGGCGAAGGCGATGGGGCTGGGGGTGATCTGGTCACTGTCCTATGAACTGTTCGACGCGCATTGCCCGGAAGAATGGAAGCAGCGGGCGGAAAATGGCGATCCGGCGCTGACCGGCTGGACGCCGCCTTCGACTTTGCTGTCCCCGGCTCATACGGAGGCGATGGGTTATTTGCGGGCGGTAGCTTCTGCCTTTGTTTCCATTGCCTTGAATCAGGATATTGCCGTCAAGTTTCAGGTGGGGGAACCATGGTGGTGGGTGATGCCCGCCGATGGACGCATCTGCCTGTATGACGATGCGGCGCGGGTGGCGCTGGGCGGCGGTCCGGTGTCGATCCCGGATGTGCGGGGGATGCTTTCGGGCGAGCAGAAGGCGCTGCTGGATGCGGCGGGGGCGATTCTGGCGGAGTCCACGGCTTCGCTCTGCGTGGCGGTGAAGGCGATTGCGCCGGGAGCGGTGACGCATCTGTTGGCCTATCTGCCGACCGTACTCGATCCGCTGGCGCCGGAGGCGAAGCGGGCGAATATGCCGCTGGGGTGGGCTGACCCGGCTTTCGACGTGCTGCAACTGGAAGATTATGACTGGGTGACGCAGGGCCGCAGGCGGCAGACCGCGCGCGGCGTCGAGGAAGCGACAGCGAGGCTGGGCTATCCGGTCGAGCGGCAGCATTATTTTTCGGGCTTCGTGCTGGCGCCGGAAGACGCCGCGCAGTGGCGGGAGATTGCGGAGGAAGCGGATGCCGCGCTTCGGCGCGGGACGGTGGCGACCTTTATCTGGGCACTGCCGCAGGTCGCGCGCGATGGCTTCACCTGTTTCAGACTGGATGGGGAAGAAGATATGCAAGCATTTGATGATATTGTGTTTCCCTTAAGTGTGGGGCGGGAGGCGAGCCTGTCTCCGGCCTTTTCGACGCAGATCGTAGAGAGCCCTTCCGGTCATGAGCGCCGGACGAGCGACTGGGCGGATGCACGGCTGTCCTTCGATGCGGGACCGGGGGTGCGGTCGGAGGCGGATATGGCGGAGCTGATCGCTTTCTTTCGGGCGCGGCGGGGCGCGGCGCGCGGGTTTCGCTTCACCGATCCGTTCGACGACCGCAGTTGCGCGCTGGGCGGGACGCCGGGGCCGATTGACCAGCGATTGGGAACAGGGGACGGCGTGAAGGCGGAGTTCCAGTTGATGCGTTTCTATGGTGCGGGAGAGGAGGCGCAGGCGCGGGCGATCACCCGGCCGGTGGCTGGCTCCATCCGCGTCGCCGTCGATGGCGCCGAGCAGCTTTCGGGCTGGAGCCATGCGGGGTTGGGGATGGTCGCTTTCGATGTCGCGCCGGAGGATGGCGCGGTGCTGACCGCAGGGTTCCGCTTTGACGTGCCGGTGCGCTTTGCCGAGGACCGGCTGGACATCAACCGGGCGACCTTTGCCGCCGGGGAGGCTCCGTCGGTGCCGCTGGTGGAGATAAGGGAATGAGCGCGGAAGAGATTTTGGGCAAGCCGCTCTGCACGCTGGCTTTCTGCTGGCGGCTGGAGCGGCGGGACGGGGTGACGATCGGCTTGACCAGCCATGACCGCGACCTGACGGTCGATCATGTCCGTTATCGCGCCGCGCCGGGGATGATGCCCTCGGCCATTCGCAGCGGCATCACGGCGGAAGGCGCGGACATGGATGTGGAGGGCGCGCTGACTTCCGACGCCATCAGCGAGGCCGATTTGATGGCGGGGCGCTGGGATGGCGCGGCGCTGGACGTGCGGCTGACCGAATGGGAGGAGCCGGGCGCGCTGTGGCTGTTGCTGGCGCGGGGAGAGATCGGGGCGGTCGGGCGCAAGGGAGGCGCTTTCACGGCGGAACTGATCGGCGCGACGAACATGCTGCGCAGCGCGGTGGCGCCTTCGACCTCGCCGGATTGCCGGGCGCGGCTGGGAGACCGGCAGTGTCGGGTGGACATGGCGGGGCGCAGGCGTGTGGTGGCGGTTTCCGGCGTGGAGGACGGGGTGGCGCAGGTCGAGGGGTTGGCGGCGGGCGATTATGCTTTTGGCACGTTGCGCTGGCTGACGGGGCCCAATGGCGGTCTGGTTCAGGCGGTGATGGATAATGAGGCGGGCCAGGTGACGCTGGCCGATCCGCCCCCATTTGCGGTGGAGGCAGGCGCGTTGGCCTTGCTGACGGAAGGGTGCGACCGGCAATTGGCGACCTGCGCCGGACGCTTTGGCAATGCCGTCCATTTCCGGGGTGAGCCTTATCTGCCGGGGACGGACCTGCTGACCCGTTATCCCGGCGCATGAGCCGCGATGGTTTTGCGGCGCGGGTCGTCGCGGAGGCGCGGGCGCTGATCGGCGTGCCCTTTCGCCTGCATGGGCGCAGCGCGGCGTTGGGGCTGGACTGTGTGGGGCTGGCGGCGGTGGCTTATGGGCGGGCGGGGCATCGGGGGATGGCGCCGCGCGGCTATGCGCTGCGGACGAGGGATGTGGCGCGGATCGAGGCGTGGCTTTGCGAGGCGGGGCTGCATGGCGCGGAGAAGGGCGAGGCGGGCGATCTGACGTTGGTCCGGCCGGGGCCGCTTCACCTGCATCTGATGATCCGGACGCCGGGCGGCTTTGTCCATGCCCATGCGGGGCTGCGGCAGGTGGTGGAGATGCCGGGGGAATCGCCCTGGCCGGTTATCGGGCATTGGCGGGCGATGGGGGAGAATTGAGAGATGGCGACGGTTGTTCTGACCGCCGTGGGATCGGTATTCGGCGGTCCCATCGGCGCGGCCATAGGCGGGTTGGTCGGCAATGTCTTTGACCATGGCGTGCTGTTCAGGCCAAAGGGGCGGCAGGGGCCTCGGTTGCAGGATCTGCATATCCAGACGTCGACTTATGGCGCGCAGATTCCGAAGCTGTTCGGGACGATGCGGGTGGCGGGCACGGTCATCTGGGCCACCGACCTGCGCGAGACGAAGACGAAAAGCGGCGGCGGGAAGGGCAGGCCGAGCGTCACCAGCTACAGCTATTCGGCGAGTTTCGCGGTGGCGCTGTCGGCGCGGGCGGTGCGGTCGGTGAAGCGGATATGGGCGGACGGCAATCTGCTGCGCGGGGCGTCGGGCGACTTCAAGGCGGAAATGGGGGGCTTTCGGCTTCATAAGGGCGATGAGGATCAGGCGGTCGATCCGCTGATCGCGTCGAAGCAGGGGATGGCGCAGGCCACCGCGCATCGGGGCATCGCCTATGCCGTGTTCGAGGATCTGTCGCTGGCCGATTACGGCAACCGCATCCCGTCGCTAACGTTTGAGGTGGAGGCGGACGAGGGCGCGGTTCCGGTCGCCGCCATCGCCGCGGCGCTGGGCGAAGGGCGGATTGGCGGCGAGGGGCTGGCGAGCGTGGATGGCTATGCGGCCGGCGGCAGCGATCTGGAGGATGCCCTGGCGCCGTTGGTGGAGGCCTATGGGCTGGCGCTGACGGCGGGAGAGGATGGGTTGGCGATTATGCCGCAAGGGCGGACGGCATCGCGGGAAATTCCTGCGTCGAGCTGGTGCGGGCGCGTGAACGGGCGGGTGCTGGATGCTCTGGAGCGATCCGGCGCGGCGGCCGATGCGGTGCCCGTGGCGCTGTCGGTCCGTCACTATGACGCGTCGCGGGACTATCAGGCGGGGGTGCAGCGGGTCACGCGGCCGGGGCCGGGGCGGCTGGAACAGGGTCTGGAATTGCCCGCCGTGCTGGGCGGTGGCGCGGCGCGGGGGCTGGCGGCGGAGCGGCTGGGCGCGAACTGGGCCGGGCGGGCTGCCCTGACGCTGCGATGCGGGTGGGAGGCGCTATGTCACCAACCCGGCGCGGCGGTCGCTGTGGAAGGCGAGGCGGGACTTTGGCGGATCGAGGAGCGGGAATGGGAGGCTATGGCGGTCCGGCTGTCCCTGCGGCGGGTGCCGGGGCAGGGCGGGATCATGCCTGCGGGCGCTTCTTCGGGCGCGATCGTGCGGGAGGCCGATGCACCGCATGGGCCGACCATGCTGATGCTGGCGGATTTGCCCAATCTGAAGGATGGGGCTTCTACGGCTCCCATCCTTGTCGCGGCGGCGGCAGGCGAGGGCGCGGGATGGCGCGGGGCGGCCCTGTTCGTGATGAATGAACTGGACGAAGCCGTCCCCGCGGGCAGGAGCGCGCCGCGCGCCACCATGGGGCAGGCCGACGCCGCGCTGCCGGCGGGAAGCGTTACGCTGGTCGATGAGCATCATGCGCTGTCCGTCACCTTGCTGGCCGAGGACATGGAATTGGCCGACGCCAATGAACAGGCTCTGGCGCAGGGGAGCAACCTGTGTCTGGTCGGGAATGAGTTGATCCAGTTCAGTCGGGCCGTGCGGACGGGGCTTTCCAGCTACCGCCTTACCGGCCTGCGGCGCGGGCTGAGGGGGACGGAATGGGCCATGGCCGGTCATGGGGCCGCAGAGGGGTTCCTGCTGCTGGAGGAGGATCGGCTGGCCGAACCTCTGGCTGCCCTTGGCATGGAGGGAGAAGCGGGCGCGACGCTGCGCCTGAGCGCGATAGGGATCGGCGATGCCGAGCCGGTGGAAGCGGCGCTGGCGATCAGGGGTGAGGCGTTGAAGCCGCCCGCTCCCGTGCATGTCCGGATAAATCCCGACGGGGCGGGAGGCTGGCGCATCGGCTGGACGCGGCGCAGTCGGGCCGGTTGGCGATGGAGCAGCGGCGGAGACGTGCCCCTGGGAGAAGAGAGCGAGCGTTATGAGGTGCGGGTTCTGCGAGGCGCTGAAGTAAAGCGCAGCGTCGAAATAGTCGAACCGGGCTGGTCCTATGATGCGGCCATGATCTTTCAGGACATGGCAGGGACGGGCGCGGGGGAGTGCATCGTGGAAATACGGCAGATCGGATCGCGGGCGATGGGGCGGGCGGCCCATGTCGCCATTCCGGTCTAGCGTCAGACAGCATGGGGGAGAATATCAATGACGATGGACATGACGCCGCACTGGGGGTTGCCGCTGCTTTTCGCGGGGCAGGCGCAGAAGGAACTGTTTCACAACGAAGCGCTCGTCCGCATCGACATGCTGTTGCATGGACGGGTGGAGAGCGCCGATCTGGCGGAAGCGCCCGCCGCGCCCTCTATCGGCGAGTGCTGGATCGTTGGCGCAGAGGCCTCCGGCGCGTGGGCGGGGCAGGAAAGCGCGGTGGCTGGTTGGACAGAGGGCGGCTGGCGCTTTATTCCGGCGAAGGCGGGACTGACGCTTTGGGTGGCGGATCGAGGTCATGCGATGCATCATGATGGCGCGGAGTGGCGCGCGAGCGCATACCGTCCCGATGGCCTGTATGTGGATGATGTCCGTGTAATCGGCGGACGGATGGGGGCGGTCGGCAATCCTTCGGGGGGCGCGGTGGTCGATGCGCAAGGCCGTGCGGCGATAGACTCGATTCTCGATATCTTGCGGACGCATGGCTTGATCGCTTCGTGA